CACAGGCAAGTTGTCTGAAGCTGATGCCATTAAAGCTGCGCTGGCTAGAAAGCAAATTGCAGATACCATGCAAGAGGTGAAAGATATATTCACCATCAGCGGTAACGGACACTTGTATCAGCAATGTATGCAAGAGATGGCAAATGCGAGGAAGGCCAAACAAGATGAGTTGGCTAGGGCTATAGTTGCTAAACGAAAGTTTAGAGCGCAAATGACGCAGTACGCCTTGATCTTTATGGTTATTTTAGTTCTGGTTCCGGCAACTGTTGGCGGCTTGTTGGCTTGGCTAACTAACCGATGATTATGGCGTTTCTGTTGATTGTCATAGTTGACGGAGAGCCTTTGAAAGAAGAGTTTTACTTTCGAGATGTAACTCGTTGCAATCAGTTTGCTTATTATGTCGAATCCGGCGCGGTTACGGTAGGCAAACAACAGCGTAACCAAAACAACATAAGTGCTTACTGTATCCCTAAAAAGATACGGTCTAACATGAAAACTTGGGACTAGACTATGAGTATCGTCGCATCATTAGTAGGGCCGGTTACAGGGCTACTTGATAAGTTCATTGAGGACAAGGATCAGAAAAACGCCTTGGCCCATGAGATTGCTACGATGTCAGAACGACACGCCCAAGAACTTATGAAGGGTCAGCTAGACGTAAACAAGACCGAAGCTGCACATAAGTCGTTATTTGTTGCTGGCTGGCGACCGAGTATCGGGTGGGTGTGTTCGCTGGGCTTACTCTACAATACGATTATTGCCAACATTCTTGGCATCTGGGTAGACCTACCCGAAATAGATACAACGCTGCTTGTTCCCGTTATGATGGGAATGCTCGGTTTGGGCGCAATGAGAAGCTACGAGAAGGTCAACTCCGTAGCTAGGGAGAAGTAATGAGCGATTTAATTAGTATGCTTAAACGCCACGAAGGTGTGCGATCTAAGGTTTATATATGCTCGGCTGGGTATGAAACAATTGCTGTGGGCAGAAACATTAGCGAGTCTGGTCTTGGCCTGTCTGATGATGAGATTGACTACCTGCTAAACAATGACATCAAGCGGGTACGGGAAGAGCTTACAGATAGTTATTTCTGGTTCCCTGCAATGAACGAGGCACGACAAGATGCCTTAATTGATATTTCGTTTAATCTGGGCCAGACTCGACTACGTGGTTTTGTTAAAGCCTTAGAGGCTATGTCCCGTGAGCAATTTGACGTTGCCGCTGACGAATTCATGGACAGTAAGTGGAGCCAACAAGTAGGCAACCGTGCCATAGAGGTAACTGAGATGATCCGTACAGGTGAATACCGCTAATGCCGCTCCAGAAGCTGTTATTTAAACCCGGAGTAAACCGTGAAACTACTCGGTACGCTGCCGAAGAAGGTTGGTATGACTGCGACAAAGTCAGGTTTCGTGGTGGGTTACCTGAAAAGATAGGTGGGTGGCAACCGTTATCTAGCTCTACGTTTCTTGGTTTGTGTAGGTCTTTACACAATTGGGTCACGCTGTCTAATCAAAAGTTGCTAGGTGTAGGCACGAACCTCAAGTTCTACCTAGAGAAAGGTGGGCTGTACTACGATATAACCCCAGAACGCACTCCATCAGGCGTATCTCTAACCAACCCATTTACTACCGTATCCGGCTCTACTACGGTCACTGTAACCGATACTAACCTAGGGTATATAGACGGTGATTTTGTTACGTTTAGCGGAGCCTCTGCTGTTGGCGGACTAACCCTAAACGGTGAATTTCAACTAACTAGGATAGCAAACAATACTTACTACACCATAGAATCTGCTACAGCCGCTAGTTCCTCTGCTACAGGTGGTGGGTCGGTAACGGCTATATACCAGATAAATGTCGGCCCAGAAGTTGAAGTACCTCTAGTGGGTTGGGGGGCTGGTCTTTGGGGTGATGGTGCATGGGGTAGTGGGGAAGAAACATCTACAGACTCTTTACGTTTGTGGAGCCAATTTAATTTTGGAGAAGACCTTATATTTGGCCCTAGTGGGGGCGGTATATACTATTGGGATGCTTCTAACGTAAACCCGTATGACGTACGTGGAGTGGAAGTATCTACACTTGCTGGTGCGTCTAACGTGCCTACGATACAAAACTCTATTCTTGTGTCAGATATTAGCCGGTTTGTTTTCTGTTTTGGTGCTAATACAATCGGTAGCGCCGTACAAGATCCATTACTTATCAGATGGTCAGATCAAGCAAGCGTGGTGGACTGGACACCTACCGCAACTAATCAAGCAGGTGATCTAAAGCTGTCCAAAGGCTCTAAAATAGTAACTGCTTTACAGTCTCGCCAAGAAATTCTGGTATGGACTGACACCGCCATGTACTCGTTACAGTATTTAGCAGGTACGTTGGTTTGGGGTTCTCAATTATTAGGGGAAAACATATCTATTGCCTCTCAGAACTCAACCGCTTACTCAGATGGTATAGCTTACTGGATGGGGCGTGACTCTTTCTATATGTACGATGGTAGGGTTAAGAACTTACGTTGTGACCTAAAACGCTACGTGTTTAACGACTTTAACTCTACGCAAGCAGAACAAGTATTTGCCGGTACTAACGAAGGGTTCGACGAGATCTGGTGGTTTTACTGCTCCGCTGACTCTAACACCGTAGATAAATATGTAGTCTATAACCACGTACTAGATGTGTGGTATTTTGGTACGTTAGCACGTAGCGCATGGTTGGATTCTGGCACTCGTGACTACCCTATTGCTGCTACGTACAGTAATAACATTGTTACACACGAAGATGGCGTAGACGATAATGTAGATGGTACTAACACTGCCTTAACGTCCTATATAACGTCCGCACAGTTCGATATACAAGACGGAAACAGCTTCTCGTTTATACGTCGAATACTGCCAGACGTTACATTTGATGGGTCTACAGCTACTAACCCTAGCCTGACTATGGAGTTGTTACCGTTGCAGTCATCTGGGTCTGGGTATAATACCCCACGATCTCAAGGTGGGGTTAACGGTGCCGCAGTTGCACGCAGTGCCGTAGTTCCTGTTGAGGAGTTTACAGATCAGATATACACCAGAGTACGTGGTAGACAGTTATCCATAAAGCTAGAGTCTGGGGACGTGGGAGTTACTTGGCAGTTAGGTGCCCCTAGACTAGATATACGCCCAGATGGTAGACGATAATGGCAGAAGATATAAACTTTGTTTCCCCTAGACTGCCTGACCCACCAAAAGAATATAATTCGCAGTCTTTTGAGCAGTTTAATAACGTACTGCGTATATACTTTAATCAATTAGATGACGGGCTAAGAAAAGCAGTGGTATCTCCAGAAACTCAAGCGCAGGTATGGTTCCTTGGCTAACGAATATAAAAATGCAAAAGTGGATTTAACCACTACCGACGCTACCACGCTGTATACATGTCCTTCAGCTAAAACAGCTATTATAAAGTCACTACTTGTGTCCGAAGATTCAGGTAACGCTGATACTATAACAGTGACGTTGACCAACGCCGCCGCTGCCGTGTTTAGTTTATTTAAGGTTAGTGCAGTAGGCGCTAATGGTACTGTGGAGTTACTTACTTCTCCTATAGTGCTGGAAGAATCTGAAATAATTAAAGTAACCGCAGCAACTGCTAATAGGCTCCATGTGGTCGCCAGTGTATTAGAGGTGTCGTAGTGAATATAGGATTAGGGAACATAGGGGTAGGTGGGTTAGGAATAAGCCCTGCCGAATTACAAAAGCGTATAGCTAAGTATAATTCGGGTATTGGTAGTGTTCCTGCTCCCACACCTAAGCCTAAGCCTAAGCCTACACCTGTAGTACCTAAACCTGCACCTAAACCTGCACCTAAACCTGCACCTAATCCCAGAAGAACAAGAGCAGAAATAGAAGCGCCTGAATTTTTTAAACCTGTACCTGTAGCACTCAAGCCTAAGCCTGCTCCAGTAGTTACACCCAAACCTAAACCCGCACCAGTTACAGCTGTAGCACCTAAACCTGCACCTGCACCTGTAGCATCTAAACCCGCTGTAACTGATAACCGCGTAGCTGGTACGGGCGTAGATTATGGTGCTGCAAAACCTGCTGCAAAACCTGCTGCAAAACCTACTAAGCCCCCCACTGAGTTCTCTGGCCTACAAGACTACCGCGACAAAATAGTTTCTGGTGGCGCGGACTACAACAAAATTAACGACGTAGATGAAGTAGACGACTACTACGACAATGCTTACGAAAAGGCTTTTGGATCTATTCCGGGGTTAAATACAATAGACGTAATTGGTGGTGAAGGTGGTGTTGGTGGAGGCCAAGTAGATTACAGCCCAACACGTAATCTTGGAGATGGAGAATACCGCTCATTCGTAAGTGACGTACCTGAATACCTGTCAGGGTTTAAACAACCTGCTAAAGCAGAAGATACAAGAAATGCGTACGGTAGTATCGCTGGAGTAGGCGGCGCAAAAGATACATCCGCAGTTCTTAGTTCTCACTACGGCTACGACATTACCCCCACAGAAGAAAAAGTAGACGTTGGGAGTTTTGGGGGTAATTTTGAAACCCACTCTAATGCAACATCAGAAGAAATATCTGAGTTTCAATCGTTAGTTAAGCCCATATTAAAAGAGCAAATACCCTACCTACAGGCAACTGAAGGGTTAGATTATCAAGATGCTTTATTAGAAGCGTATAAACGTGACCCGATGCTTCAGTCACTATACGCAAAGTACGATGTATCTCCTGTACGACAAACAAAAGATGGCTCTACGTATTTATACGACCCAATGTCTTTCTCTGAGATTCGCACCAAAGAAGTTAAAGATAGCTCAGTAAAAGACGCTTTGAAAGCAGCGGCTATGATCGCGGCCTCTTTATACGGGGGTGCTATTTTAGGTGGCTCCGGTATGTTTGGGGGAACCGCTGCCGCGAGTACTACTGCTGGCACCGCCGCTACAGGTCTATCTGCTCTTGCCCCTAGTGCTGTTGCCGCTAGTCTTGGGGCTACCGCTGTACCCGGTGCTTTAGGCTCTGCACTTGCTGCTGGTACTACTTCTGCTGCTATAACCGCTGCTACTGGTGGGGATACAAATGATATCCTCAAAGCATTTGCCTTGTCCGGTGCAGGAGGGTACGCCAAAGGGTTAAGTGCTAATGCCGCTAGTTTGGGAGAACAAGTAAAAGCAGCCGAAACAGCCGCTATGTTAGGTAAAGGTAGTAGCATGGAAGTTACACGCCTTGCAGAAGCCGCAAAAGCAGCAGCAAACACTGCCAAAACATTTAGTAGCGTAATAGAAAATGGTACGTTTATTACCAAAGCCGTACAAGGTGATGTAGCTGGAGCAGTAATTGGTAAGTTCGGAGATAAATTTACCACTACGGCATTAAACAAAGTAGGTTTAGACAAAGAGTTCCTTAAAGACTTTAACATTAACCAAGATGACTTAACGTCTGGGCTTGTTAAAACTCAATTAGAGTTAGCTAAAGGCACCGATTTTGACAAGGCGTTGGTTAGGGGTCTTGGAGAGTATATTAAAGAAGGTGGCGCATTAGCACCTAATGACATGAAAACCCCTGAATTCATTAAACGAATTGGCGATGCCATAACGTATACGGGTAAGATGTTTGACGATACTATCTTCGAGCCTGTCAAAGACGCTACTAAACCCGTCGTTGACGCAGCTAGGGCTGTAGGTAAGAAAGTAGACGATAAAGTATTTGAGCCTGTTAAAGAGACTGTTGAAGCAGCGGGTAAGAAGATAGATGATAAAGTCATCGAGCCTGTTAAAGAAGCAGGTAAGGTTATAGACGATAAAGTCATCGAGCCTGTTAAAGAGACTGTTGAAGCCGCAGGTAAAGTTATAGACGAT